ATGTTGTCAATAGCCAAAGAAGTACCTCTGTTTAAGAAAAGCATGTTTTCTTCAATAGATCCTTGTTTGTCTAACTCAGCTAAGATAGCGTCAAAATCATCTAAACCACCTTGACCAGCAATAGTCTCATTGAAGTCAGCATCGCTGTAAACTAATCCACGGCTTTCAATAGCAGCAAATAAACCTTCAGATCCAGCAGAAGTTCCTAAAGATGTGTTAGCGAAAAGAACTTGAGCATCAGCATCAGCTCTTTCAGCTTCAATCATAGCCATTTCTAATTGATCTTCAAAACGAATACGAGCTTCGTGCTCAGATTTCAAGTACCACAAGTAGCCAGAAGTTCCAGCTTCAGTAGTAACTTCAACCCAACCAATTTGAGCTACGTCAGATCCGTTAACGCTATATTTGTCACGTAAAATAATAGGTTTGTTAGTAAAAGAATCAAAAGCAGCGTCAACAGAGTTTCCAGCTAATGAAGATCCTTTTTCATATTCAGAACCATAAATAAATATTTTAACGTCATCAATTTGAACACCAGAAGTTCCTAATGCAGTAAGATCGTCTCCAGTATAAGGAATAACGTTACAAATTCTGTTACCACCACTAACAGCTTCTACGTCGTTAACGTAAGCTTTAACGGTAGCATATCCGTTAGAAATAACAATAGTTTTACCAGATGCAGAGTTACCAGCAGGTGCTAATAAGTTAGCTTCAGCTTCAGGAAGAGTTATCTCGTTAACAGCGGGGTTTACAATAGTAGCATCATCAAATGCAATATGTAAACGTCCTTGCTCAGACCAAGTAACTACATCAGAAGTCATAGGCATTTCAGCGCCTACCATACGTAAGAATCCAGATACGGTACGGTTTCCGTAGCGCTCTACTTCTTTTTCGTATACTTCAGGTAAAAATTGTTGAGTAAAATCCATGTCATTAATTGACAGGTAGTTGTCTCCAAACAACCCTTTTACAGGGCGTGGAGTTAAGTGATTTAGTTGCGCTCCAGACGGTGTACCCGGTGAAGGAGGCGTACCAAAAAATCCAGCTTGTGCCATTTTTTTTAAATTTTAAGTTTTTATTTTTTCAGTTTTACTTTAAACTGAGGAACGTTTTGTCCGTCCACTGCTCTAATAGTCCAGCCGTTTGAAGTTGTTACTTTTTCATGAACACTTCTCGCGTCCATATTAACATTTTTCGTTCTAGCCATACTTTCTTTCATTGCATCGGCCTTGCCTTGCTCATAAAAATGCTTAGCAACAGCATCAGGATTCATAGCTGTGAAAAGAGATTTGTGATAACCCGCAGCGTCTGACATTTCATTTTTTTCATTCAAGAACTTCTTGACAAAATTATTAATGTCGCTTTGAGTGTTTTTAACCTCGTTAACATTATTTACTTTAAACCTAAACTTCTTTTCTCCAACTTGATAATCAAAACCTTTGAAATCATTTGAAAAAACGCTATTGGTTTTTTGTAAAAACGTTTGTTTTTGCTTCTCAGCTATTTTTGTGTTTTCCTCACTTTCTTTATTGTAGCGGTTGAAAAATTCAATCGCTTTTTGCTGCTCAGAGTTTAACCTTGATCCAGCTTTAATTTCTTCGTAATATTTAGACTTTAATCCATCTAAGTGATTTTTAGCCTTTGCCAGCTCTTCTTTCCAAGCTATTTTCTTTTTACGTATTTCTCTTTCTTCGTCAAGCTCTTCATCGTATGAAAAATTGTCTTCCATTAAAAAGTCAACTTCTTCTTTATCAAGATGTGGTCTTGTTCTTTCGTAGTACTCTCTTAATAATTGTGTTTCATTCAATTGAGAGTAATCTTGATTTAATCTAACAAAATCCTCAAGACTTCCCCCAGTTTCATTCATAAAGTCTACAACTTTTTGAATATTTTCTGGTAAATCTTTTCCAGTTTCATTTGATTCAGCTACAGCTTCTGCAATATCATCTGTCAGCTGATCTGTTTGCTCTTGAACTTCTTCTTCTGTTATTTCTTCAAGAACTTGCTCTTCTTCATCTTGAACGGGTTGCTCACTAACTTCGTCGGCGGCCCGTACTTCTTCAACCACTTCTTCGCTACTTCCCTCGTCTTCGGATTCTTCGATAGTATCATCGCTTGCATCTGTGCTTTGTTCTGGAATGGCATCTTCTTGTGGTTTATTTAGTTTTGATAAATCTACTTTAATAGTACCTTCATCGTCTTGAGTTACGGGACTATTAACTTGCGGCTCTTGTTGAGTTTCTTCAACTTGAGTCACTTCTTTTTCGTTTTCTTCCATGATAAAATATTATATAATTACTAGTTTATAATTACCTAGGTTCAAAAGAACCTAAGTCAAATCCACCTCCTAATATGTCGTTACCGGCGGATTCAAAGTTTTTTGGTGGTGTTTGGTTTTGTCTTTGCTCTATTAATTCACTTTGCTGAGAAGCTTCCATTTTAGATCTTTTATCTTTTCTATCTTCTTTAAAGCTTTCTTTTGCCTTGTAGTTGTCTATTTCCATGCCTTTTAATTGCATATTCATTTGAAATTCCAACTGCATTAGTTTCATTTTAGCTTCAACTTCTTTATCAACTTTAGCTTGATCGATTTGTGCTTGCATTTGAAGTAGCTGCGCTTTTTGACCCGTTATAGCTTGATTTTTTTGAACTTCAGCTTGAGCAGCAACTTGTTGAGCTTGAGCATTGGCTTGAGCTTGAGCTTGAATATTTTGCTGTTGCATCATTTGATCGCGCTCTAGCTTTTTACGTCTTCTAAGTTTTAATAATTGATTCGCTAATTTTATATTCTTTATTTCTCTAATATCAATAGCGTCTTCTAAATCAATTAAACCAGCGGATAACGCTGTCTGCACGTTGTTTTCCAACATTTGCTTTTGCTCTTCATCTGGAGATAATTCTAAAAATATTCCAAAATCATATAAATGCAATTCAGACATTTCTTGTAACGTTGCTACGTTGTGACCACCTATTTTTTGTATAAAGGCGTCAGCTGTTGGCGAATACTCGAGTATGTCAGATATTCTCATTGATAAACTTTCACAAGTTTCGGCTGTTATATACAAACCACCTTGTAAGATGTGCCTAGTAGCTGTGTTTGAATTAGCCGCGGCTATTTTTTGTATACCAACTAAAGCATTTTTAGAAGGCGTGCTACCGTCTCTAGCCTCATTAAGACCAGTGGTATCGCGAATCATTTGCAGATAGTAGTTGTATGTATTTATTAAAGCCGCTAGCTTATTACCACCAGATCCACTCGTAATTTCTTGAATAGGTACTTTACCTGGGTTCATATCACCTTCTTGCGTGAATGATCTACCAATTACAGAACCTGTTTGAAAAAACATATTAAGCGCTTCTTGCGGATTATAGTTTGTTCCGTTACCAAGATCAACTTCAGCTAAACCATCAGCGTCTAAATAAACACCATCTGGTACCATGCGTGACAATACTTGCTGTAGCTTTAAGTGGGTTAATTGAATCATATCTGCAAAACCTGTTATACGGCTTACTAAAGATTCAATTTTACCTTTATACATACGTGGGGCACATATAGCGTAATTCATTTTGACCTTAGTGTAATCACTTTTAGGTCTCATCATATTTTTAGCCATTGCCCATTTAAGCAATATATCAGTACCTAAAACCAATACACCTTCATATAAAACCTCTAAAGACCTTGACATTTTGCCAAACTGCTCTTCAAGCATTTCTACTGGTGGATCAAATTGATCATCTCTTAGTAGTATTTTAGTAGCGCCTGTAGAAGTTTCTTTTACTTTATAAACCTCGTTCATGTAGGTTTTAAAGTTATAATATAATATTTGAACAGTGTTTGTATCAGCTTCGTCGTAGTTAGTTAGGGTTCTATCGTAAAAACCATTACTTTGATAAGCTGTTTTAGATATTCTATCTAGCTGGTCATCTGTTAAATTAGGAAATTGCTTTTTAAGTTCATTAATAGTAACTTCTTTAACTTCACCTACATAGTATATGTCATCAAAATAAGGAGATTCAGTATATGAGTAAACTAAATTAGCTGGATCTACGTATTCTACAGTAACACCTTCAGATGTATTAAAACTGTTCTTAACAGCTCCCATTCCTATAGTGGTTAGATCATAATAAACTCTTTTACTAGTTAAATCATACTTATTTCCAGCTAGTAGGGTTTCTATAGCTTGCTCTTCAGCTATCTCAACAGCTTGTTTATAGTTAAGTTGCATATGAAGTTCTAACTCTTCTCTAGAATCAGGAAGCATTTCAGGATCATTTTCAAAAAGATTTACTCCAAAAGCCTGCTTTACTTGCTCATTAAACTCTTTAGTCTGCATATCTCTAATAACAGACTCCATATACTTAGTTCTTTTGCTTACGCCATAAGGATCTTGTGAATAAGCTTTTATATCGTAAGTTCTTTCTGACATTCCATTAACAACTATATCTACAAACTTAGGTATAATTGGCACTGGTTTCCAGTCTAAATTTAGATAAGACAAATCACCGTTTATAGATAACTCATCTTTATATTTTTGAACACCTTGTTCACCTCTAGCATATAATCTAAGTCTATGAAAAGAATTTTGATTACTTTTATATCTAGTTGTGCCTGTGTCTGATTTAAACCACTCATCTTGGATAGCTCTACCTACTTTAAGCCCATACTCTGCGGACATTTTTTCAGCATCACTAGCAACTTGACTAGGAAAAAAACTTTTTACAACTGACTCAGCCATATTTATTTTATTATTTTAGAAAAAGATCCACTATTCGTGTATCTAGCAATTTTTAAATTTAAAGGTTGTATTTGTTTTTCAGCTACTGGTCTATATAGGTTTTTATTACACGCCATTATAGCTAAACCAGAACTTATAGCGGCATCGTACTTTGTTCTTTTGTTTATGTCAAACTTAGACCAATCATTTAGAGTAGCATCAAAATACATGGAACCATAGTTTCCATCAGAGGTCAAACCAACATGCTTGTCTATATAAGACTCTATTGCCGCGGCATGAGCTTGTTTTATATCTTCACTCGAGTTAGGTATTCCTCCTATTTCTTTCTCTGCCACCGATAATTTATTCCAAAGCTTATCAGGTCTATTCATTGAAAAACCTCTATAACCTCTTCTTTTTAAATAATATAAAAGTCTAGGTTTATTATTTTCCGCTAACAATGGCATTCCATAAAATACTAAAGCCATTAAAACATCTTCAAAAAACATCTCAGCGGTTTGAGGTCTTGCCACGTATTCAAGAAAAAAATGGTTAGGTGGAGCGTCTTCCATGCTAAATTTTGTAAGACCGTGTAAAGCTCCGTTTGAACCTCTTCCATCTACGGTTCCAGATATATCGTAACTATCGCAACCAAAAGCACCTACGTGTTCGTTTCCAGGATATTTAACGCCATTTTTAACAATAACTCTATTTTGCATGTTTGCGTTTGGCACCCAACTTATTTTAAATCTTCCATTAGGATTTGGTGTAAACCTTACTCTAGTGTCTTTAATGCCGTTTTCCCAGCTAAAACTACCTGTTGTTACTACCGATGAGTTTCTAAGATCTTGATTATAATCTATTTGTTCGTATATTTTAACTAAATTAAATATACTATTTTTAGTTTCATCTCTAAAGGCGTGTTCTTCTGTTCTTGGAAACTGCCTATAGTATTCATTTAAAGCGTCTTGATCGTTTTTTAAACCATCTGCTTCATTTTGCCAGTGCTCGATTACACCTGTGTCAATTACATATCCATCAGGTGTTTCAATTGGTTCTGATGGAGTTTCAAATACAGGTAGTCCATAAGGATCAATGAATCCTTCGTAGTTCCATTCCATAGGTATGAACAAAGAATATAATCCCGAAGCAGTCTGTCCATTGCGGTTTCTTTTTTTGACATCTGAGGCATAATAAAGTTTTTTAAAGTTTTCACCACCTTTATCTAAAGCGTTAGATGTTGACCCCATCATACATTTACCTATAATTCTAGAACCCAACCTTAATGTTGTTTTTGTTACACGCCAGTTGTTTAATATATTATCAGGACGTTCCCACTTGCCGCTTTCATCATGTACTAATAATTTTAGCTTTTCCCCATCGTAACTATTATCTCCAGTGTTTTTCCAGTCAATAGTTGTATCTAAGCCTTCTAACTGTTCTCTTTGTTCAGACGATTGTATTGATTTTCTTGTAAGCTTTGAAGCTGGCACTCTGTAAGCAAGCTCGGTTTTCGGCCTGTCCATACCGTCTTGTATTGGCTTAAAGAAAAATGGGTAGTTAACCGATATCGGTACAACCTTGTCTGTAAACATTTTTTTGGCATCACTACCTGATTTTGATAAAATTCCAAATCGAGCATCGCTTGATATTGTTGCGAGATTAACGGTCTCAGCTGATGACATAAAAGAAAATCCGGAACGACGGTTTTTAAGGTAGCACATTCCATAACATCTTGCGTCTGCTTTACAAGCTTCCCAGAATATAAAGAATAATCTATTTGCTTCTCTAAAGTCTGGTTTTCCGACGTCAATTTTTGTCCACTGCAGGTACATATAGTGAGTGCCAGTAACGTAAGTAGCCACGCTTCTATTATAGAACCAATAGCCTTCTTCACGTCTTCTGAACTCTTCGTCGATATACGTTTCCCATTTTTCTTTGAATTCATCTGGATATGTTTTCCAATCAAATATATTTTTAATGTTTTTAAGCTCTTTAGGATATTCTTTTGCTTCCCACCTATTGATACCTTTAGTTATATCTTTAGGCGCTTTAGGTAGCGCTATACGCAGCCCCTGGATCTCATATATGTCCCCAATCTGACCAGTCTTGCTTATAACAACAATATCATGCTCTTTATTGTAACCGTATTGCCACTTCTTACCTTTGTTTAATCTATGTACGGTAGTATTTTTTATAGGTTCAACAACCTTATATAAAGTTTGTTCGTACATTATTTAGATCGTCTTTCAGCAAAACCTTTAAAAGCTTCTTTTTTTTCTTCTTTAGGTTTATTTTCAAGGATAGCCTCTTCTTCTTGTATTCTATTCAAAATTTCAAAAGCGTCAAATATTGCAAGCTTTTTAGTTGCTGCTGCGTTTTTAAGCCTATCAGCAGAGATATCATCATCTGAATCAACAATAGGCTCTTTAGCTACCTTAATTAGCTCATCAACTGCTTTGTGTCCAGCTTGGATTATATTCTTTTTCGTCTCCTTGATATTCATATTTGATTAAAATTAAACTATTAGGAACCCTATATAACCTTTGGTTTTCTATAAAAAATTCATATTCAACACCTGGTTTGAAGTATACTAATTGACCTTTTTTTAAAAAACCATCACTATACTTCACTACGCCCTGCCCCTTGACTTCTACACCATCTTTCCAAATATCTTGCTCTATTAATGGTTTTATAAAGCAAAATCCTTTTGTAGATTTCCATTCACCGTTTCTTTTATAAGCATATATTTGATTTATAGATGCTAAAAAAGTATTTTCGTCTATATAGCTTCTGCTATTTTTCTCAACGCCTCTAATGTCTTTAAATCTCCTAAAAACATTATGGTGCACTATGACTTCATCGTATTTTTCAACTTCAGTCTGTATTGCCACTGGTTTTTCTATAACAACAGCATGCCTACTAACATATTGATGGTTTTGAAGATCAGTATTTAATATAAGCTCTGATCCGTTTATCTGTTTTTTGCTGTTAGTTCTTTCATTATATGGCTTTATAATAAAATCATAAACAGCTCTCATCAATATTCTAAATCATATTCAACAGCTATAGCCATGTTTTTGTTAAAATCTTTCCATGGCAATATCTCATTATTTTTTCTAATATATATAGAGTACTTATCGTCTTCTTCTATTATATTATCTATAATATGACCACCATACACTTCCTGTCCAACAGAATAGTGCATGGCGTCATTTTTATAGTCTCTCCCTATACTAATCTTCCTTACTAGGCTCATTTTCTCTAATTTCGCCAGTATTTATGTCAATTGTTACATCGCCGTAAGTTTCTCTTAGTTCGTTTTGAAACCCTTGTAAAGAGGTTTGTATATCTGATACCGCATGTAATATCTGATGTTTTTGAACTTCTAACTCACCTAGCTTTGACTGGTGTTGATTGTAATTACCTACTAATTCTTGAAGTTTAGTTAATTCTTCTTTTTTAATTTCTGTCATTTTATTTAATTTAAGTGTTTAACATATAGTTAAGTATTACGTATTTACGTGTTACTTTAATCTTCTATTGTCATAGTTACAGAAGTTGGGTTTTCTAATTCAGCTATTTGCGAAGCAATACTGTCTTCAATAGCTTGAACTTGCTCTTCGCCCATAGCGTCTTTTGTCCAACCAACGATTATTTCGTTAGTTAAATCTTCAAATGGTATAAAAGGAGTTTCAGGATCTAAAGCTACTACTTGAGTTCCGATATTAGTTGCTGAATAATCCTCTTTTGTTCCTGTTACAATCCAGTGCACGTTGTACACTACGTTTGTTTCACCTTCTGCTTGAGGATGCACATCTACTGTTTTACAATTCCAATCGTAAGTTATCATAATTTATTATTTATTTTGCTGGGTTAAATTTAAAAGAATCTTTATATCCTTCTATTGTTATTTCTAATTGTCCTGATTTTTCATTAAATGTTATAGACTTCACGTCTTTTAAATGGTCATTACCATTTGTTCCATTAGCTCCAGAAGGACCTTGTGGTCCAGTAGCTCCTTGCGGACCCTGCGGTCCTTGTGGCCCTTGAGGCCCTTGCGGACCAGTTGCGCCTGTTTCCCCTTTAGATGCAGCGCTTGTTGAATCTTTACCAAAAGCGTCTTTTATAAAAGCGTGTAGCTCCTCAACGTCTTGCCTTAAATCTTCAACTTGTTTTAATAAAAACTTATTAGTTTGATAAATATCGTCGTTGTTAAACAAGTCGCTAATATCTGTTAAACTAGTTAAATCATCAGATATTTCTTTAGATACGGTGTACTCACCGTCAGAACCTTTAACAGCTTGTTGTTTTGAACTACCTTCTTTAAATAGTTTTTTGCCTCTTATGTTGTCGTTTATATTTGCCATATTAAGTTATATTATATTCATACCATATTTGACAAGACATTCCACCCATTCTTGGCTGAGTTGCTACACCAGTCACAACCCCTATTTGCACTTCGTCTTCAGCGTTAAAAGTAAAATTAGTAGTTCCAAAATCAAAAGTAACTTTCATACCTGCTGCGCCTCCACCTGTAACGGTTCCAGCGTAGGTTGCGCTATCTAATACTCCATTTATTTTTTTGCGAAAAGTACAAACTGTAGCTACTGGGGTACTTCCTGATACATGCTTTAGTATAATTTTTCTAACCCTACCCGCGTATAAAGGTACCCAAGTATTATAATATTGGTCTGTCGAAGACATTCCTGTTGAATTTGTAGGAATAAACATTGGGTTAGCACCATCACTACTCCTTGGGCTATGGAAAAACCCGCCATTGTGAAAATAAGAAACATATCCTTTATATCCGTCTGTAGCTTTAATATGCCCATTAACATCAAGCTTTTCACTTGGAAGTGTTACTCCAATACCAACATTACCAGAAAAAGGCTGTAAAGAAATTTGTCTTCCAGTAGTCCCCGCGTTATTTGTTGCTTGTATTAGTTGAGTACTAACACCATTGGCAGAAAACGTCAACTTAGAATCAACAGAGCTATATGGCTTTACAGTTAATGCGGAATATGTTTGGCAATCAGCTAAGCTGCCAGCACTCCCCCCAGTACTAAAAATGTCTAATTTTGCACTCGGATTAGTAATTCCAATGCCAACGTTGCCTGAGCTATTAATTCGCATTTTTTCAGATAGTCCAACTAAAAACAAATGATTACTAGCGTTGTAGTTTAGGGTATTAGAACCGTTGTCTATAGTGCTAAAAGTAGACTCTGCTCTAATACTAAATCTATCTGTACCAGCTGTGTCTTTTAATATTAAGTATTGTTCACCCCTTATAATTCCATCTACATCTAACTTATAACTCGGACTAGTCGTTCCAATACCAATATTACCCCCATTAAAATAAGAAGAGCTATCAGAACGTACCAGTACATTTGTGTTACCAGCATCGTCTCGAAGATACATACTA